AGTAATATTTACCATTAACCGCATCACTGGCTTGTTTCAGATGGACAGTAAAAATAAATTTGCAAAAATCATAAGCCCCCAGAAGTTTTGATTTACTAAGTCCATCCGGAGTAGATTCAGCATCTGCCTTGACTCCGAGCAGATAATCTTCAATTGCTTCTAATTTTGCTTTGTCAAAAATCATAATAAATTTCTCCTTTGTTAGTATGTGAGTGTTAAGAGGATGTTTCAGATTCCTTCTCCAGCTTGTGTTGTAGCCATTCTTCAAGACTCATAAAGAGAATCGAAGGATCACTATTAGCCTCCTGATCTTTATCGAATTTCCACTGAAGAAGAGTCTTCCCGAGAATAACCGGAGGCAAGGACTCCTTTTTCCGAGGTGGCAACATTTGAGACAAGGTTTTTGTAACAGAGGCATAATTTTTCACAAGTGCATTATATGCTTGCAGTGAGGCAGATTGCTTTCTTCCATGCTGATTCGCTCCGTTCTGATAAACATCTGTTACACCTTCCTCAATAATCAGCTGTTGCAAGTCCTCGAGTGTAACCCTCATGAACGCTGCGTTCTGGAGCAACGGAGCAAGGATTGCTTTCTGTTCCTCGTCCAGATCAGCATAATGAACACTAATTCTTTTTAATTCTTCCTGAATCTTTTTTTCTTTTGATTCAATTTCCTGATTATTATTATTTTCCATTAATTCCGGATTATTCATCTTATTTCTGCCTACTTTCATCGAGTAACCACACCCCATTTACAAGTGAGAGGACAATCTTTTTTCTCAGGCAGCCGACCGCTCGACAAGACGATTAGCAGTAAATTTTAATGGGGGGAGGCAGCCAGTCTCCAGAAGAGAACTGCATTATACTTCCGGAGAACTGACTGCTAAAACTGGCATTACATGACAAAATTATTTTTTCAAATATTTTCCAACGATATAGTACTTGTCATCATCCAGATCAGGAGAGCGGAAGTTCGGAGACGAGTGTCCATAGCCTTTACAGTAGCGATAGTAAATATTATTAATCCATTCCTGGATTGTCTCTCTCTCTTCAGCAATCTCTTTATATAACGATATTAAGCGTTCAAGACAGGAATTAAATTCCTCTGCTAAAGGTTTGAATGCTTTGGTAGCGTCTTTCATTGCGGAATCTAATTTCCCCCATGCAATCTCTCCGAACTGAGTAGGGTCACTGCCTATTGCGGTCACAGCATTCTCACAAGCTTCTATATTTGTTTCAAGTTTCCTGACCTCAGTAAAGAGCTTCTGATAAGTATCCGGATTCGTAAATGCTTCATCCATTTGCTTTTTACGTACATCCAGCTGCTGTCTATAATCTTCAGCTTTTGCTTCATACGTTGCTATCAAATCAGCATTAGCTTTTTCCCTTGCTCCAAGGTCTCTGAGTACTTTTTCTCCAATGGCTGCAAAGTCTGTTTTTTTCATAGAAAAACCTCCTGTTTTATTAATTGAATTATACCATTCGACACGGTTTGACACAACAATATTATTGTCTCAAAGATCTGATTATGATACAATAAATGTAGGGTTTTCAAGGTTTTGATTCTCCTGTTTTTATTAACCTCCGAAACCTCCGGTTTATTCATTTTTGTTTGGTTGCAACAAAGGGTCATCCTGTTTAGATGACTTTTTTGTTGTGGTCAGAATTGTGTCCGAGGGGAAGGAAACTGAAATCACTCCTCCCTCTCAATCCTACTCAAGCGATCCTCAATGACCAGTATCTGCCGATAGCTGAAAGAACCATTCCGGAAATGCTTGGCTACATTCGCTCCAGTGCAATTCAGCCATTCCCCCACTTGGTCATTTGTGATTCGTTCGGCAGCGAGTCTGCCTCTGAGCTGTTTCAGCTTTTTATTACATAAGCGATCTGCTTCAGATAGATATACTTTCGGCATTACATTCCTCCTGTTTCTTAATATCATCCCATGTGATCTGTGTATCTTTAAAATCATTTTGCCAAGGGTAAACATGAAACTCCGCAACTGAATTCCTCAATCGCTTTGATATAGGTTCGTACCATAGCTTGATATAAACGTCCTGAGCGCCTCCCTCACGGTCTTTTGCTATGTCAATGATATTTGTAGCCGTACTACTGACAATGCTGTCAAATTCAGCTTTAGGGATGATCTGCGAGGCATTGCGTTCAAAGTCAGCATTTACTCTGTGAACGATAAAAGCCTGACTGACAAGGTTAACAATCTCATTTGCTCCGGAGACATCCTCCAATCGTAAAAAGCCGAATGATTTTCTGGGATGAGCAACAAAGCAAATATGACAATTAGTCTGCTGTGCTATGTGGAGGAGTTCTGTAACAAATTGTTTTTGAGCCTCATATCTGTCCTTGGAATAATCTGAAAAATCCAAAATCATCATATTGTCCAGAATAACAAGATCAGCTTTCTTATCTGCTATTGCATCCCTTAACCATTGAGATATCTGTGAAAACTTGTTTCCCAATTTATTGTTATACAACCACAGCTTGCCATTCATCCATTCCGCAATCTGTTGCTTGACCTCAGTAGTAACGAAGTAGCCGTTATTATATTCTCCGGTCGATGTAACAAAGTTATGTCCTGCTGCTATACGAAATATCCAATCCGTATATTTGCGGTTTGATAGTTCCCCTGAATAACAGATAGATGTATATCCCTGTTCAGTAACATTAAGTAGGAGCTGTGCGAGTAATGTACTTTTCCCAGAAGCCCGAAGACCACTGATCAGAGATAATTCAGTCTTTGGCAATCCGTTTATTTCTGCATCTAACACCGTTATTCCGGTCTTGATATATTCCGGTTCTGGTTCGTTTGCTGTCAAAATCTGCAAAGGCGTTCTAAATGTTTCGGGAGTGTATTTTTCAATCACAGCTGGTTCTTCATAGCTGATATTGCTATCCCTGTTGTAATTGTGACTCGGAACGGATTTCTGCCGGTTGTAACATTCAGGATCATATTTCTGCCTGACATCTTGCCATCTGTAATGGCTGCATGAACTATGATGACATTTGAAGGCTATTGCTCCGTTGTTGTAGCGGAATATTTTAGAATCTCCGTTTTTGTGTCCAGAATCAAAAGGGCATTCATCCAACATGTAAGCAATTCCATCTCGGACATTTATGGTCTTACTAAAAGTTATTCCATTGTCAGACATGAATTTCTCAATATCCAAAGAAGGACTACGGCCTTTATTGTTATATGATTCTCTTTGCTCGGATGGCATTTCCTCGGCTATTTTTATCAAATATGCCTTGTCGGTTGTCCGAAGATCAGGAGGAACATAAAAAATCCTAGTCATCCTGTGAGGGCGGTCTGTTGTGTTTGTTCCCTTCTGTTTCAGTGTTCCATACAGACAGCAGACCCTTGACGGATTAAAAACACTCGTATCAATGGAAACCACATCGTCACTGAAACACATATCCATCCATGCCAGACACTTTTTTATCAGCTCTTGATTTTCCTTGTTGTTTTTCAGTGCAATCCTATAAAGAAGATGGCAGCCATTACCACTCAATGCGGTAATAGGATTAGAAAAGCCTCTTTCCTGAAGAGCAGTAAATATTTTATATGCGGTCTTCTTTGAATGTTCTAGCTGTTCATCTGTGCTAGATGTTCCAGATGGTCTAATAGGATCAACATCAACATAGAGCCAGTCTAAGCTAATAACATTGTTATCGCTCGTTGTTGTGCCACCTTTAATGAAGCAGTCCCTCTGATCCCTTGAATATAAAGCTGAGTCAATGCTGTTTAGGGTTATAAAGCAATTTTTCCCTTTGAGGTTGAACTTATGCAATTCATTCAGAAGTGTATCCGCAGAGGTAAAATAACCGCTGTAGACTTCAGGTTTTTTGCCAAGAATCCTGACTTCAAAAAGCTGATTGTATGGTTTCAATACAGCGAGCGTTTGACGTAAGATTTTTTCGTCAATCATTGTAAAACCTCCCCTCTTGAATTCTTTTCTGTTTGAACCTCTGGAACATCTTCCGGGTGCTTTCTCTGCCACTGCCTGACTGCTGATTTCCAATCCTTCATCTTTTTGCCGTCCTTGCCAATTGTCCAACCACAAGCGGAGTAATAGTCAAAAAACTCTTCTGCTGAAAATGCTGTGATGTTTCTTTCCTTCAGGTACGCTTCGATCTGCTGAACGGATGGAGCGACAAAATCATTAGCTGATTGCGCATTATCTAATCTATACTTATCTATACTATTCTTATCTAATCTAACCTCGGTATCCATTTGGTTATGATTTGGTATACCATTACGCAAAAGCAGTGTATAAGCTCCATTTTCTTCGAGCCCGATGCTTTGCAGTTCTTCCCTGTACGGAGTTGCATGGTACCGGTCATTCCGGATGTAATTGTTTATCTTCCAGTGCTTAATAACAATGATTCCACTGTTAAAGGGAATGATAAATTTCTTCGTAATCAGGAGCTTCAGGTCATCCTCCTGACCTCCGATCATCCGCATTATTTTCTTAGGTGCATTAACAAAACCATCGTCATCAGCTCTCATGCCAAGATGAAAATAAAGTGCCTGAGTCGATAAAGGCATTTCGAGAAAAGCATCTGAATCTACAATTGTTTTTGCAAACATTCTTCTTTCAGCCATGATTAGTTTCTCCTGTCTCAGTCAGTCTGTCTTCCAGATCACGCCAAACACCTCCATCACAGTCAACAACAATCGCTTTCTCGTATTGATCGGAATAACTCAATGCTTCGGAAAGTTCAAGAAATGCAGCAGCTACAAGATATAACTTTGTATTTCCCTTCTGATTAGAGCTAAAACTCTCTATCGGGACACATACTTTTGCAAATTCACCTTGTAAAATATCAATGTTATCTTCATTAGTTACCGGAATAAAAGTCATTTTATTCTCCTCCTTCCATATCGTTTCGATTTCTCCAGACTCTTCCAAGGTAATCAACAACGAACGAGTTTTTGTGTCTTTGCATATATTCAAAGGCTTCCCCGATATCTAGAAATGTAGCGAGAACAACATTTATCTGTTTGTTGAAAAGTTTTCTCCCGAAAAAGTGTTCTGAGGAAATACAGACTTTAGACAATGCATCTTCCCTGATACATAACTCCTCTTCATTGTAGATGTCACTCAATCTCATTTTTCACCTCATCCCTTGTTCCAATAGATATATTTTCCTTCGTAAAGCCTCGTCCCCACTTCCGGAACAATGTGACAACACCGTTTTCGTATGTTGCATGATGGACACAAAAGCCTTTTCCCCTTGCCCATTGATCCGGAGTGATCAGTCCACGCTTCAACGCACAGTCGGGACAATAGTTATCATCACCGTCCTCTATATACCAATATCCTTCATAATGCCCAAGCACCTTCTCACAGTCATCGCAGAGAGGGTCTTTGATCAATCTGTATTTCGCCATGTTTAACCTCCTGTGTATTTCATTAATTTGTCTTTATCCATGAGGATAACTGTTAGTTGCTTTTTTACTTGATGAAGTGACAAGACTATTACCTGACTTCAAAGACCTCCTGTCTGGTCACGTCATAATTTTTGATTAATCTCCGGAAGAAAGCAGCTGATCCTAACTGTTTCTTTATCAGCCACTCACAGAAAGATTCATATTCTTCCTGAGACTCTGCCAGGCAATAGCCTCCGGTTTCATCGCTGAAAGAGATAATCCACGCTCCGTTTTTACGATCCTCGTTAACCATCCGCTGCAAGGCTCTTCTGTTGCAATCGAGGCGATCACACAATTCTTCTGTGGTCATCCTGTTCTTTTTGCCGATATCCAAAAAATGTGCAACATGATAGGAAGTCTTCGTGTTTTGGATACATCTGTATTTGTCATCAATTTCCATCTTACTTTTAGCCATGTTCATACTCCTTCCTTCAAATAATGGTCATGCCGTTGCTTTGTCTCCCTCCATCAGCTGTCGGAAGGCTTCTGCTGCAGATCGGGCAGAAATCAGTACGGAAAACTACATATCGTCCATTGTTGGCATATATCTTAATCATGTCCATGTTCTGCCAAATTTCAGCCTCTTCTTTCAAAAGAGTGCTATCATGGCACTGACAAATACAGTGAAATTTTCCTTTTGGATATTCCGCACTCAGTCTGTCGATGATTTTGTGTCCCCAATCCGAACCGCTTCTGCAATTTGTAGAGAACAGTTCAAGATCATGGGTCTTCGGTCTTTGTTCCGGAGCTTTCACATCTGATAAATTTTTAATTTTCATTTATTCCTCCTGTTATTATGTGTAATGATCTTGCCGAATCACTACATTGCTGTTTAGTTGCCCTGAAACCAATGCATTAATAAAGTTAGACCGCCTTGTTACGATTATTGACGATTCGATCAACCTTTTTCATCAGCGTTGATTTTTTGTCTGGAGACATTTCAATCCGAAGCCACCTGATCAAGGTTGATTCTGCGATATTCAATTCAGCAGCAAGCTCCCAATAAAAAACTTCTTTTGACTTCATGTACTGTCTTAATTCAGCATTCGCTTTAATCATTTTTTCACCTCCTTTTGTATGCGAGAATTTATTGATTTCACATAAAAAGGATAGTACAATTTGATAGTAATAGTAATCATACTTGATGCATATATTCGGAGGAAAATAAAAATGGGAAATAGCATTAAAAATACTACACGCAAGATAGCAAGGTTATCTTTGCTGTATCAATTAGATGAGTACGGCTGTGAAAAGAAAACCAGTAGTAGAATAGAGCTGCTTAACAATATAACCGGACTTGATAAGGACGTAATAGAAAATGAATGGTTCGCCCCTCGAAAAAGACAAATAACTATTCAAGTATCTGTATTAAGGAAGCTATGCGAGTTTTTTTGTTGCAAAGAGTCTGATATGGAGACTCCTGTGCATGAATACGAAGGGAAATTTGCCAACAACCTTCAAACTTATCTTAAAGACAGAAATATAACACATCAGAATCTCGCAGATGAATTAAGTTTAAGCAAGGATACTATAGATAAATGGACTCAAGGCAGCACAATGCCAGACTTCGAAACTCTGTGTTATTTGTGCGATCGGTTTAAGTGCGATCTGGATTACTTTACGGAGAGATTAAATAAAGAGGATGATATTAAATCTTTCGAGTCTAAATCTCGCCAGATTAAAGCTATTCAAGATTTAACCGGATTGTCTCCTGATCTGATAGAAGGTCTGATAAATCACAAAAAACTTAAAGATGATTATATGCTTTTCAGAAAAGAAAAAGCAGAGTTTGAACATTACCAATATACCCAAGAGGAAAAAGATGATAAAAGAAAATACGATTCTGTTTCTTCGAAATTACAATATGCGATTATACAAAAGGATCAGGAGGCATTTGAACAAATCCAAATGGAAAATATTGACCTACTCAATAGAGTCAGGAGTCGAGAATCGCAGCTCAACGAAAAAGTCGATTATGATACATTTGCCACAAAAGCAAAAAATAAATATTCATGGTTAAATGATGATGTTAATTATCACATCCACTTTACTTCTTTCCTCAACAACTTGCTGAATCCAAATAACTCCGGATTGCTGAGAGCCGTTTACAATTACATTTATCCTGACATTTCTGTTTGGATGTCTGATGGAGGAAATGTAACATCTGATTGGATGAATCCGGACAATATAACTTCCACTGATATCGAGACTGTCATTGATGAACAGAAAATCAAGATGACTGTTGAAGGGGACTGCGATAATCCCATTATTGAAAAGATGTATATAGAAGCGGTAACAAGAGTAATTCAGGATGAATTGAACTTGATCTCAAAGGAACTCGAGGAAGAAAACATTTAACCATATATCGATTAACTGCCCCAAAATTTGCCCCAAAACAATCAAACATCCTTTATTTACAAGGGGTTTTTACAAATATTAACGGGTTCGAGTCCCACCATCCGCACTTTTTCAAATAGTTTTACATTTGAACTGTAACATCAAAAAAGCCTGTAGAATCAATATCTGCAGACTTTTTATTGTTTTAGCGTTCAACTTTCAGTTTATAAAAATAACTATCATTTTTTCAAGACTTGCCCCAAGATTGCCCCAAATTTACCCGATGTTTTAGTTAACTATTTGCTATGCCTCTGTGTTTTCTTGCATTCGTAGCAGCGCAACTAAAAAAAACAGCAAAACAAAAGGCAGTATATTTCAACTGCCTTAATGTCTGAGGGATTCACTTTGTAATAAGATTACTGTTTGCTCTCTGGTTGCTCCTGATCAGCTCTGTGTTTCGCTATAATCTCTGTCAGAACTGTACTTGCCTCTTCCATCTGCTCATTCACTCCGGAGAGAAGATCCTCACAGCCAGTTATTACCGGAGTACTCAGTTCAGTATCTAAGAACGGTTCTTCACAAGACCAACTGCCTAACAGTTTCAGGATTGAATACACTGAATTAATCTTAACCTCCATATCATTCAATGTAGTGTCGAGTTGTAATAATTTGTCCATCATGATTTTGTCCTCCTCTTAAAAAATGCCATCTGCTGTTTTCATAGCAGCGTTTTTCATAACATCATAGTCAGTTCTGCCGTGTCTGTAAATTCTGGTCATGACTGAAGGATCGCTCCATCCTCCAAGTTTCATGATCGTTGCATCAGGGACTCCGTTTTCATGGAGTGTAGTGCAGAAATAATGCCTCAGTTTATGAAAAGAGAATTCCTGAATGCCAAGTTTCTTCTCCGTCCTGATCAACCAATCATTGATTGAATTCGGATGACAATCACAGACTACTTTCCGTTCTCTAATAAGTTTAGCGATCTCTTCAGGAACAAAAACATCACGGACAGAGCCTTTAGTCTTCGGGCAGTTTTTCAGAACAAACTTTCCAGAGTCTGTCTGCACAACATCTTTTTTGATATGCAGCACATTGTTCTCTTCGAGATCATCCGGAGTCAATGCGAGGATTTCACCTCTTCTCAAACCACAACAAGCAGCTAACATAATTGGAATTTCAAACCGCCCACCTTTTGCAACTTCCAAAATAGATTTTACTTCGGCAGCTGTGGGGATATACGGTTCTTCTTTGATCTCTGTCGCATATGTCACATTAACACTGAAGTTTTTCCGAAACATCTTCAACACGCTTTTCAGGAATCCGATAATATTTTTTGTGTACTTGACTGAATGATTGCTCTGAAGATGTTTTGCCAACTGCTGTAATTGTTCTTCGGTCACATCATCTATCAGAGTTTCTTTGAATAATTCAGGGAGAGCTTTCAGATACAATTTATATCCCCTGATAGTTGAGGGAGATAAAGAATTTTCCTTTGAACTGATATATCTCTCACTCGCATTCAAAACAGTCAGCTTACTGTTATTAGACTGAGCGCTGCTCTTAAGTTCTTTAGAGATCAACTCATTAATCATGAATTCTGCATCTTTTTCATGTGGCTTCTTTTTAGACTCGATAACCATTCGATACCTTTTGCCACAATACATTTTGGAGATCCTCCATTTTCCATTTCCTCTGTTTTCAATCGTTGCCATTATAAACACCTCGTTCTTTCATTTTTGCTGTCCTTCAGCCCTGAAGTGTGATATAATGACAAGGCTGAGGACTTCGGTCTTTTAGTTGCTCTGAAGCCATCTGTTAGAATTGCCGTTCGCTAGATGGCTTCTTTTTTGTTTTTTCGTTCTGCCACATCTGCAAGCTGTTCCATTTCTTTTCTCATGGCTTTTCTGCCTTGCATATACCCTATAGCAAATGCTCGCATAATTGCACAGATGACAGTTCCTTCCGGATGATAGCCAGCTTCATGTTTACTCTCAATAGCGATTTGTTTAATCTCGTCTATTGTAATGCTGTAATGCCTTGTGTACTTGCTAGGTAATTTGTAATAATCATCAGCAAGCCTTTGAATGTTCTTTTTCATAACAACCTCCTTCATTTTTTTGTTTTGAGGGGCAATATATCCCACAAGCAAATTGTATTACTTACACAATACAATGTCAATGGGAATTATTGTTTACATAATACAAGGATGATATAATTCAATGCAGAAAATGCGGAGGTTTAAACATGCCCAGATCAAAAGAATCCAAAGAGTACCAGAAACAATATATCTTGAAATACAAAAAAGAAAAGTATCACAGAGTAGGACTTGATTTAACGCATGAAAATTATGCTCAGGTTAAAGCTGCAGCAGAAAATGCAAATGAAACTGTCACTGGTTACATACGGAAAGCAATTCAACAACGCATGGACTCAGGCGTTTGATTCACTCGCATCCAAGAGCATTTCTTTCACTCTCTCGAGGATTTACAGCCTTCTTTTCAGGCTTTTGCTTGCAGTCTGATAAAATATATACCTTCAACAGGAAGCACTGATATTCACCGTTTATGAGGCTTTTAGCCGTTATATCCAAGCTGCTTCTGATTGCATTGCTTCTGCATGAATCAGGCTTGTAATATCCATCCTTTGAAAAAGGTCTGCGGTCTTACCTTGCTGTGTGAATCGCTTGCTCAACAATATCCGGATGCTTTGCAAGGGTTTGAAACCGTTGTGCTTGCTTTTGGGAAATGCCAATTTCTTCTTTTGCCTTGCTGTAACCTGTGGACACCGTTGTCCGTAGGTCTGTTCTTGTTCCGCTTTCTTTCGGCACATCTTGTAAAAGTTCCCCGATCCACATTTCCGCAATCAGGGCATTTTTATATTTCATCTTCCTCCTCACCTGAGTAATCATTTTCCCACTTGTCCAACATCTTAAGAGCTGCATATTCGGTAGAACTCGTTCCAGTATGTTTCCAGTACTGAAGCCCTGTCCTTTTCAATCCAATGCCGTAAATCTCAAAAAACTTTTTCAATTCCCTTCGGTTTTTCCTTCTCAAAGTATCGAGTGCTGTTTTATGGTTTCGCTTTGTTTTGTGATATTTCCAGTGGTTTTCCCTTGCAATGCTTGCAATGCTTTTACCATCAACATAATGTTGTTTGATGACCGTTTGCTGTTCTTCCTTCAACTTACTTACAGCAGCCCATATTTTCTCAGCCAATTCGCCCTGTATAATTCTTGTTTCAACACATTCGTATTGATCAACAGGATCAGGAATCAAATCTGCCAAATTTGTTCCATCATCTTCCGGAAGACTAGCAGAAAGACTTAAACACTCAGTACAATAAGCATCTGATTTCAACAAGGCTAAGGCATCAGCGTTAATTGCTAATTCATTGCATAGTTCTTCATCCGATGGCTCTTTCCCATATTGCTTCTGGTATTCGTTCAGGAACTGTTTATACTTCCCGATCAGGGACTCTTTGTATACTGGTTTCCGGATGATAGAATGAGTCTTTCTGACATACTGCAACAGATACCTGTAAATAGCTGTTGTTGCATAGGTGGAGAAGCTGACGCCTTGATCAGCGTTCCAATTTTCCGCTGCCTTTACGAAACAAAAGTAACTTTCTTGCAAGAGATCCTCGAACTCATAACCCGAAGATTTGCTGATCCTGTTACAGATTGATTGCAAGAGTCCGATATTTTGAAAGTACAGTTCTTCGATTTTCTGCTTGTTATTTTTGTCACTTTGGATTGCAATACATAATTCTTCGTTTGTCATTTTTAGAATCCTTATAAAACAAAAGAGCCTACTTGTTACCTAAGGCTCTTCTGCATCTGCTTCGGAGGAAGACAGAACAATAGTAAAAAATAGTTATGGTAGAAGAATCCCTATTTCACTTCATCGTGCATTATCAATAACAGTCTTGACACACTTAATAATCTGTCTTGCTCTCTCAAGTTCTTCCGGATCACTACCCCTTAAAGCTTTCCGACATTCTTTCAAGGCATATCTGCAATAGCTTATTTCTGCAAGAGAAGCACGATCAGGTTTTCTTCTTGCGGATTCAAACGTCACTATCATTATTTTCACCACCTTCTACAATGGAATAATTGCCGGTTTCATCCTGTATTAATGCTTCTCCGAAAATGAATTCGGCACAATCAACCGCACTTGCAAGTTCAATCTGCTGCCCGGGCAAACAAGCCTTTACAGGAGCATCATCTTTCAGGTTATTTAACCATGAGGCAATGCCAGTTAACTGTT